CGCTTATGATCTTACAGGCTCGCCTACATTAGCAGCGGCAGCTTATTCAATACCCACGTTAGCGTTAGAGGCTATTGGTTTAAAAAGCGCTCGATCCATTAACACTGGCAAGCCTTTGCAGTTTGGCGATATAGGCACGCAATCAAGCAAAGTGGGCGGCAGGCAAAAAGGCGAGATTGGCGGTGTTCGTGCAAAAAAAGCAGCAGAAGAGTTAGAGCGTAGAGGTGTTAGCGCTTCTCCTTTGTCTTCCGATGAAGTAATGGTAACTCATTCAGGTGGAGAAATAACCGAAATAGAAAAAGGTGGTGTTTTTAACGGGTTGTTTACTGTAGATGGCCCTGAATCATTTAGCGGAACGGGATTGGAAGGAAAACAAACAACTTTTGCAATAAACAGGGAGAATATAGCTTCTTCAGGAGACGCTGATCTAGACTATAAATCGTCTATAGCTTTTTTAAAGAAAAAATACCCTGACGCTGATGACGAAGTTATCGATATATTATATGAGTGGGTTGCAGAAGATAACTCAACACCTTGGGATAATAATGTTTTAGAGCCGTTTGGTTTTGACGATGCCGGAGAAGCTTCTTGGCACGCTCAAAGGCTTAGGGGTGAGCTGGCAATAGATCAAGGCTTTGATGCTATTGATATGAGCGATGAAACGGGAACCTCAACATTAATTCCTTTTGGCTCAAAGGCTAGAATTATAAAAAGAGATTATTAAATTAAATGGCATGGGGTTTTATGAAGATGACTAAGCTAAAAGAAGACGATCTTATAATTAATACAAAAGTTATGGGTGAGGTTAGGATTAGTGAATTTGCCAATGATTGCGGTGATCATGTAAGGTTTGATTCTTTATGCAATGAAAGTTTTCTTTCAGCAGTGATGGACAACACTACACAAAAGCAAGCGTCTAACATTATACAAGCTTTCGATCAGATGATTTGGATGAGAAAAAAACAATGAAGACATTTACAGCGCGAGACTTAAACGAGAAGCGTCAAGAGATACGCGAAGAAATACAAGATGGCGGGTGTATCATTCAGTATAAGCATCACGACCGCAAGATAGAGTTTGAAGCTGTAATGATACCGCTAGAATGCTTTAAAGAACTTGTTATGGCATGCGATAGAAGCTCTTAACTAATAAGCCCCTTGATTGAGGGCTTTTATTTATATATACTGAGGTACAGTTACACACTAAGGAGTAAGTAATGGACATAGATGTAATAAAAAAGCTAGCAGATGAGGCGGGTCTTTGGAATATGTATGAGCGTCCACAGCTTCAAATGATAAGTGAAGATATGATGGGCCTTGTAATACCCGGCAAACTAACCCCTTATGGCGAAAGTGTTGTTAAGTTTGCTAATCTTATTGAAGAGAAAACTATAGATGACACTATATGAAGATATTCACGGCTAGAGATTTAAGTCACAAGCGAAGCGAGATACGTGCAGCTATTAAAGAAGGCGGGTGTATAGTGCAGTATAAGAACAACGACAGAACAGTAGATATGGAATGCGTAATGATTCCTATGTGTGATTGGCTTGAAAATGAAAGGCATAAAGGTGTAGAGTAAAAGTATTTAGCTATGCTGGAAATGAATGAGCATTTATCTAAAGAGTTAAAGGAGTAAATCATAAACAGTTAACCCCACAAGCCCTCATTCGAGGGTTTTTTTATGCCCCCACTATAAATACTATTTATGTGTTAAACGGTTTTCATTTGTTTCAGTTATGTGATAATGACTTTGTAGGTACGCGACCTTTTCGCGTCTAAGAGAAATTATTATGAGTGAGCTACAAGAAATCGGTATTACATATGACAGTGACGATCAAGAAGAAGTTATTACTGAAGAAGTTTTAGATGATGTATCAGATGATTCAGAGTTAGCAACTGATAGCCCTGATGAGGGTAAAGAAAATACAGAGCAAGTGGCAAGAGTTGATGGGGTTGAGGTTGAGGGTCCGGACGGATTCAAAAAAGCAATCAATAAGCAACATCATAAATTCAGAGAAGAGCAGCGAGCACGACAAGCGCTAGAAGCTCGACTTAAAGAGCTGGAAAGTGCTCAGCCTAAAGTTAATGAAAATGTCACTGTTCCAGACTTGCCGGATTCATGGGATGAAAGCTACGAACAGAAAATGCGTGATAGAGACGCTGCTATAACTCGAAGAGCTAATGCAGATTATCAAATTCAGCATGGCAAAGAGCAGGAAGCTAAAGCACAACAAAGAGCGCAGCGCGAATCATACGAAACCCAGCAAGCTCAACAAGTTAAATTTACTGATGCTGGTAAAAAGTTAGGCGTAGACAATGAAAGTCTAGCTAAAGCAGAAAACTCATTAGTGCAGGCGGGTATTGGCGGTCACTTGGCCTCAGAGATACTCGACGATTCAGACGGACCTTTGATTGCTTTGTATTTAGAAGCTAATCCAATGGAAATGTACGACCTGATTGATATGCATAACGCCAACCCAACGCGAGGCGGGGCAGTATTGGCAGGCATAAAAGCGAAAGCTTCAAAGCTTAGAAAGAAAAACAGCAACGCACCCGCACCGGCAGATCGGTCTGATGGCGCAGCAGTTGCAAGTAAAGATCGTGGGCCTACTGGCGCTACGTTCGAGTAGATTTAAGGCTACGGTAGCCTCAAGCCGTTTGATTATATTTAGCTACATAAAGTATTGGCCTTAGCAACCAGTTTATTATTAACCTTAATTTTAATTTATTGGAGGCCAATCATGGCTAATAACTTTGACTCGAACATTACCCGCCCTCTGGCGAAAGTGTTTCTTGAGAAATTCGATAGTGAGCGTGTTCTTACTAAAAATATTGATACCCAGCTTTTAAAGGGTCGTTTTGATCCGTCTACTGGTGAGACTGTTGACTTTAAACGTCCTACCGATTACAAATCAATTCGTACAGCAGCCGGTGATATTTCCGGTGAAACTAAAAGCGACATTATCACTGGTAAAGCGTCTGGCGTAGTTCAAGAGTACTTCACTGTATTTGTTGACTTCAAAGAAGCTAACGAAGCCCTAAAAATGGATCAGCTTGATCAGTTGCTTGCTCCTATGGCAACACGTATCAAAACTGATGTAGAACTAGACTTCGCTAACTTTATGATGAAAAATAGTGGTCTTCGCTCAGGTACGGCAGGTACAGCGGTAACGACTTGGGACCATGTAGCAGCAGTAGGCGCTTTGATGCAGTCTTCTGGTGTTCCTATGGACGCTCCGTGGTGTGCAGCTATCAATCCATTTGCCCAGATCGCTCTATCAAGTGATCAGCGAAGCCTTGGCGGTGAGACTGGCGAAAGTGGTGCTAACAAGCTGGCTACTATTACAGACAACTTTGCTGGGTTACGAGTTAAGTCTTGTACTACTCTAGCAAGCTATACAACTGGTGTTGGCTCAGATCGTACCGGTGCTGTAAATGGTGCTCCTACAGCGACTTACTTAGCAGCCAAAGACACTATGACGCAGAACATCACTGTTGATGCGTTCCAAGCTAACCTTGTTGTACAAGCTGGTGAGACTATTCAGGTTAACGCGGCTTCTGGCTCTGTTAGTCGATTAAACTTATCAACTCGACAAGCCATTGTCGGTGCTGGTAATGCAGTCGTTGTTTGGACTGGCACAGTAACAGAAACAGTTACATTGAATAGCTCTGGCGCTGGTACGCTTAAAGTGACTGGCCCAGCTATTTTTGAAGCTGCCGGTCAATACAATACTGTGTCTCAAGCTATTGCAGATAATGATGTTGTTGTTCTGGGTGGTGCGGCTGCCACATTGATACAGCCTAATCTGGCGTGGCATCGTCAAGCCTTCTCGATGGGTTCAGTACCTATTGAAAAGCTATACTCAACAGATACAGTAGCTACTACTGAAGACGGTTTACAGTTCCGTATCTCCAAGGGTGTCGGCTTTGAACAGAACGTGCAAAAGATTCGAATTGATTTCAGACCTGCGTACGGTGTTATGAATCCGTACTTTGCTGCCCAATTCTTCGGTTAATCTTCGCTACCTTGGGGGTTAGAAAGCCCCCTTATTTTTAGGTGTATTATGATTGTATGGAAGCGACCAAGTTTATCTTTAATTACTTTGCGAGATACTCCAAACATGGAGGAATTCGCGCTATCACAAGGCTGGGTAAGAAATGAAAAGCCAGAAACCAAAAATCAAGAAAGTAAAAAAACCAAAAAAAAGCAGCGCAATGAAAGGTCAAGGTAATGGAAACAGCGGGAACACTTATACTTGATGCGCTAAAAGAAATAGTTGCTATACCTGCTGAAGTTCCTGTTGATGCTGATAAAGCTCAAGCCGGCATTTTTTATCTTAATATGATGATGTTTGATTTGTCTGCGGTAGGTATTAATTTAGGTTACACAACAGTCAACAGCTTGGGTGATTTAATCACTGTTGATGATGGGGCCATTGAAGGCATGGTTAAAAATTTAGCTATTGCATTAAGCCCGCTATTCAAAGAAACATTAACAAGCTCTGATTTATTTGAGCAAGCCGAGGCAAGCTTAAACGTTATGAGAGAGATAGCATTTCAAAGTATGTCAAACTCTTCATTTTCAAGTAACTTACCCGTTGGCTCTGGCAATGAATACTGGGACACTACAAAATTCTTTAACGAACAGCCTACGCCCATACTTACGGAAAATGGCGGCAATATTGCCCCAGAGTCAGCATGAAAGCTAAAGTTATAATAACTTATGCCTTCGCTGAGGTTGTACAGTCTAAATATAAGATTGAGCCGGTAGACTTAATTGACGGTTTGCGTTATTTAAACAGAATGATGCTCAAATTTAACGCGCAGGGGATAGAGTTAGGCTATACAGCACTAGCTAACCCTGAAGATGTTTTAACCGTCCCAGACACAGCAGGGATGTGCATGATTAAGAATTTAGCGCTAATATTGTGGCCTCAGTACAACATAGGTCCAGTAAATCCACTTATCAAGTTTAGCGCTAAAAGGTCTTTGGATTCTATGAGGGCGCAAGCAATAAACACAACCGAGCCAGCACAATTCCCGTCAACTTTACCTGTTGGCTCTGGCAATTATAACGGTATTTATGGTGATAATTTCTACACTAATGATCAGTCAGAAAGTGTATTTTTTGAGGTCGAGAAATGACAAACAACACAACGAAGGGCATTAAAAAAAGTGCTTTTTTAGGCAAGACAGATATACCTGCCGGCACTACATTTGACTACGTGTTGAATGGAGTTAATTATAAAATACTAGATAGTGATTTGATTGCAGGACTAGGCGCAACGGGCACATTAGTGCAGGCCGGTCCATCTAGTGGCTCTCCGGTTCTAGACGTTTCAGGCACTATAAATCGGATACGAAACATAACGGCAGGACATGGGATTGGCGCAAGCATAAACGCTGAAAACGGCATCACATTTGCTACGAGCTTTAGCTATAACAACACAGGCGCCAGATTGGTAGATAACGCAACGGCAGCTAACGCGGTGTTTAGAAGCATCGTAGGCGGTAGCGGTGTTGATGTTACCGCTTCGACTGGATTGATTACTTTGTCCGTCACATCTGGGACGAACGTAGTGGTGAGCACTATTGCAGATTTCCCAAGTGCTGTATCGGGCGTTATCACACTTTTAGCGGGCATTTCTTATCGTCAAGTTAAAGACATAACAACGTCTAATAGATTTGTATTCTCTGATAATTCAACGCTTCAAGGTGACAGCGAGGCAAACACTTCTTTAACTTACACTGGCACGGGTAATATGTTTAGTTGGGTCAATGCTAGTGTTAATATAGAGCATATAACTATTAAAGCCCCTAACGGCACAGTATTTAGCGGTTTAAATACTACAGACTCAACTTATAAATTTGATTGCGATACTGTTGATTTTGATTGCAAAAACTTAGGCGCTATCGGCAAGACTAAGCAAATTAGGATGACGAGATGCGATTTTGATGTTGAAACGCAAGGCTTCACGTTTTCTGGTGACTTAGGTTATGCATTAATAACTAATGGCTTTTCTGACATTGCGGCAGGCACATTATTCAATTTAGGAACGTCAACTAGCGACGGTATAACTTTTGACAACATGATAACTCGCGGGGCAGGCGGGACAAAGTTTTTAGACGGTGCGGCAGATAGCGCGAACATAAATACTGGTGGAGTTGGAGTTTTAAACAATTGTCATGTGAACGGACCGGCATTGCTTGGCTCTAACATTAATGTAAATAACGCTAGATTTGAATTCCAAGGCAATGATGAGGTAGCTAACACACGGCCAGATGGTTTGTTGACTTTGATAGGCAACTCTACAGCAACAACTATTTCAAGTGCAGGAACAGCGGTATTAGTCGCAGGCAGTTGGCAAGTAGATGCTGTTAGTCAATCAGTGGGCACAACAGCAGGACGCTATCAATACAAAGGATCAAAGAATGCCAAGCTACCGATTATAGTCGATCTTACTGTAACCCCCGTCAGCGGGGCAGCTATAGCCATGAGCGCTTACATTGCAATTAATGGCAGCATTGTAGCTAGATCGAGACGATCCGCGCCACTGGCGTCTGGTGGCCTAATACAGGTAATTAGTGTGCCTTGGCAGATCAATGCAGAGACGGATGATTATGTTGAAGTGTTTGTAGCCAACGACACATCTACAGTAAATCTTTTAGTTAGCAGCGCAGTATTAAGAGTTAATTAATGAAAACTACATTAGATATTGCCCAAGGATTTTACGTATCTGATTCCCTCCCGATTAGCGCGCAAAGGTGTGTAAATTATCACGTAAGCTTGCCGCAAGTTTCAACGATTACCGACGCAAATTTATTTAATACCCCTGGTATTGTTAGTTTATTAGATGGGCTTCTTACTGAAAACTGTAGAGGGGCGCATGTTTTTGCAGGAGTTCCTTTTTTTGTTATTGATAATACTTTGGTAAAATTCAACAGGGTTATTTTGGGTGGCGCGGAATCATTTACAAAAACAATCATAGGAGCTATTGAGGGAGTTGCCAGAGTTTACATGGCTGACAATGGCTTACAACTTTGTATTGTTGCTGTGCCAGATTCAGGCACTTCGGGCGTAAGCTACATTTACACTGAAAGTAGTGATTCTTTAGTTGCTATAAGTGATTCTGATTTTGACGGTCCAGCTTCTTCTGTCGATTATGTCGGGGGTTATTTTAGCTTCCACAAATCGGACGGTAAAAAGTTTTTTTCTTCTAACTTAAATAACGGCTTAGCTTATGATGCTCTAGATTTTAATGTAGCAGAATCAGACCCTGATCAAATCAGAGGGCAGGGAGTATTAAACGATCAGCTATATATTTTCGGATCAGAAACAGTTCAGCAATTCAGGTCCATTGGCCGTGTTCCATCGCCATTTGCTCCGATAATTGGAGCAACAATTGACCTAGGTGTGACTGCACCTCAAACGATTGTGAAGTTTGGCGGTGGCCTCTGTTTTGTCGGAGCTGGGGTGAACGAATCTCCTGCCGTGTGGATTATCAAGGGTGGCCAAAAGAAAAAAATATCGACTAATGCAATTGAACACGAGTTTTCACGGTTAAAGTTAGATACTATTCCAGAGCAGGTATTTTCTTGGGTTTATGCTGAATCTGGCGCTTATTGGATGGGCATAAACGTTCCAGGCACTTGTTATGTTTATGATTTAATAAATGAAAGGTGGCACGAAAGAAGATCAATTAATGGTTCTACATTAAGCGAATATCGGTGTACACACATGATAAATGCTTACGGTCGAATATTAGTGGGCGACTCTCAAAGCGGAAACATAGGAGCTTTAGACGAGGAAGTTTACACAGAATACGGAATATTAACGCCTAGGTCTGTAACTTCTAGAGCGTTTGACAACCAAGGTAGCGCTGTAAATGTTGCATCAATTGAAGCTGTGGTTGAGTCAGGAGTGGGGCTATCTAATGAAGTTTCAGTCTCTACTGGAAAGACAGCGCAGGGGGTTGTAACTGCCGGTGTTGGTGGGGTTGATCCTCAAATCGTGCTTTCATGGTCAGATGACGGAGCAAGGACGTTTAAAGGATTTATACCGAGGTCTTTAGGTAAGATCGGAGAGTATAATGTAAGACCCACATGGGGCCGGCTAGGATCATTCCCAAGATCGAGAGTGTTAACGCTTTCGGTTTCAAGCCCGAACAAATCAACTATCATTAAAGTTGAGGCAGATATAGGATGAATGAAATACTACCTCCTGTAATTGATGATATAATAGTCGAGAATGGCGTTCCCACTGTCGCATTTTACATTTGGATTCAGCAAATAACAGAAGCTGTTAAAGCCCCCTTAACCGGCTCAGGCACGCCAGAAAGTAACATTGTTGCAACAATTGGCCGTTGGTATGTAGACACTAACGCAAGCGCAGGAACGGGAATTTATTTTAAGCAGACAGGCGAGGGCAATACGGGATGGATACTGAGGTCGTAAGTATTTTTGAGGTTGACGTGCTTGAAGCGTTAGCTGAAGTTATTAATGCTAATGGTTTAGAGCAGACTGAGCGTGAAAAGCATCCTCTGTCTGCGCATCACAGTATTAAAAGCGCATCATTAAGAATTCCAGCTCCGACCGGTGATAAAGTTTGGGATATATTTAATCAGGTTAAGACTATAGATAGCCCTTTGGCAAAAATATACCCAGCTTGCTATTCTTTATGTTTGGGCTTGGCTAAGATTTTAAACGCTAAGAGCCTAGGGCGCATAATGATTGCAATGTTGCCAGCCGGCAAAAATATAGATAAGCATACTGATGAGGGCGATTATCCTGATTATTATGACAGGTTTCACATATTTTTAAGCGGTAATTGTGAGTGGAACGAAACGAAGATGGAAGCCGGAAATGTTTATAGTGTAAACAACTCTAAGCCTCACCAAGTTGTGGGTGGCCACGAAGACAGAATAAGCATTATTGTAGACTTGAAGGTTAATTGATGAGCATTGTAATCAGTGAAGAGCCGCTATCTTTATGTTTAGATGAGATGAAGCCAATATTCGATTCGCATTGGCAGGAAATAGCTTTATATAAAAATCATATAAAGCTAAATCCTGACTATGAAAAGTATTTATTTATGGCCGAAAATGGATTGCTTTCGGTTTACACGGCTAGAAATGAAGGTGAAATTATAGGCTATGCAGTGTTTTTTATATCTCCGCATTTGCACTATAAAGACCATGTTTACGCAAATAACGACATTGTTTATATTGCAAAAGAATTTAGAAAAAGTGGGCTTGCGGTAAAACTTTTTACTTATGCAGAAAAAGAATTGAAGGCTAACTATAAGGTTGATGTTGTTTCAGTTTCAATGAAAAACGCATTTCCTTTTTATGATTTGATGGAATACTTAGGTTTTGAGTGCATCGAAACTATTTATTCGAAATTTATTGGAGAAAAGTAGTGGGGATAACAGCGGCAGTTGTAAGCACCGGCATGGCTGTTAAAGGTCAGCGTGACGCTAAAAAGGCAAACCAAGAGGCGGCAGAATCGCAGCGCAGAGCAGCTATTCAATCAGCGCAAGTATTAGCCGATGCTGGCAAACAAGGTGAAGCCGACATAATAACACAAAATGCTAAGGCTAGATTTACATCAAACATGGCAGCGGCAGGCGCAGCGGAACAGCTTAAGCCATTCGCTAACACTGATGCATTTAACCAAAATATAGATAAAATTCTAGGCAACTTGCCTATTGATGGCGCTATTGCAGACTCGATAAAAAAAGCATCAACTGAATTTGTAGCAAGCCGCCCAGAATTTAGGGATATGATCGGTAATAGTCCTGTAGGTCGTGAGATTGATAGGCAGGGAGATTTGGCAGTAAGTGCGGCAACGCCAAGGTTCAATGATTCAATGATGCAAAACGCAACAGCAGGACTTGCTGGTGCTACTGACATTGCGCAGATAGAACAAAGCGGATTAAATCGATTAGGAAGTATTGCAGGTGGCGAAGCAGCACAAAGATCTAATATTTTGATGGGCCAAGCACCTACATTAACAAGACTTAGTTCAAGCGCGGACGATGCAAGATTGCTTTCTAGTGTCACAGGTCAAAACTTTAAAACCGGAGCTACTGAAGAGATAGCGGGATTAGCCGGTAATGTATCGAAACAATTTTTAGACGAAAGAAATAAACAATCAAACTTGGATTCTGAATTTAAACAGCGTCAAAGACAAAATCAAAACTTATCAGATAGTATGGGGTCATTCTAATGACGTTAGCTGAAATGCTAGAACAGCAAAGAATGCAATCGCAAGCGGTTAATCCTGCAAGTGCGAGCGGTAGTAATACATTTGCTGATATTGATGCTTTAATACAATCAAGAACACCGCAGTCGCTTAATAT